CCGCACTAGCGCGGAGGCATACTACAAAGTTGTGAACTTTGCACTCGCTATGAAAGGACTAGAGATAGTTCCGAGCGTCAACAGCATCGTCACATCTTATGTGCCGCCCGCACGCGCGCTATTTCGCGCTGTGGGCACGGCACTGGCCGGTAGTGCGGCTGCTGCGACGGTAGTATTCTACGTCGCACACCGCATTGACCGTAGGCCGACGTCCGACTCCCTTAAAGTGGAATGGATGACGGCCTTCCTGCGGCGCTTTGGTCGCCGATGCGTTGCATCGAGCTCCACCAATGCCCGCGGGGTCTTTCTCTCTACTCCAGCCAGCAGGTCGCGCGTCGACCGTGGACACTCTCACGGGTACGATGCTGCGCTCCGCAGCACGGCACACGCGTTCATTCGCGCTATGCTCACGCGCTGCGGAGTGCAACCGTACTACTACCAGATGTCCGCGTCCGACCAGCGCAAAGGCCGTGTTGGCTCGCTTGACTGGAGGTGGTCTAAGGAGTTGCACGTGCAGCCACGCGCGTTTCGCGACGTGGCCGATGGGGAAGCGACGGTGATGATCGACGTGGATCACTACGTTGACATGCCGCGCTTCCTCTGCACTCAGCCCAGGATGACACTCCTCTACACCACCACTCCGACCCGTGCTGCGTCTGCCGACGGCGAGGGTGCCTCGCACACCTTCACCGCGAACGGCGAGTACGTAAGCCAAGTTGCGGGTGGCGCCACATACACCCACCGCCTGTGGGACTACAACACAGACAGCCTGCTCGTCCGCCGCACAATGTGTGGCGTGACCACTCATCTGGTCGCGTACCACGTGGAGCGGCGGACCCTCGACCACAACCGCAGCGTGGTGCTGCTGGTCCCAGACATCGAGTATGTCGGGCTACCGGCTGCACTCGCATGGTACATGGTGAGCGGCACTGAACTGGTGCGATTCAACCCCGTTAGCCAGGGCTGGATCCGGATCGATCACCAGACGGATCGTGGTATGTCCACATCCGTTGCCCCAGCGAACTCCTATGCCCGCGCGGACATCCCGACACGCCTTCTTGACCTTTTGCGGGTCGAGCTGGACAACGTGCCAAAACTGTTCGCGCACCACGCACAGAGTCTTGCTGGAGCCTCACGGGCGGACGCTTCCATCCTGATTTCCTACCTTAACAACACAACCCGCGCCACCCACTCCGCAGTAGCATCAATCCACGTCAAAGATGCGGTGAGGTCCTATGACTTCAACATCAACGCATCCGTCATCGTGCCGAGCATGCAAGCGATTGCATCTCCACTAGTGCACGCCGGCTTTGTCCCAGCCGCCTCGAAAGCCAATTCTGAGCAATCCATCGAGGGACGTGTTTTGAAACTGCGTGCGGAGTCCAACATCCGACCACTCTCATCTTTCGAGTTTGAGTACGTCGCCGAGTTTTGCTCTCTGGTCATTCCAGACGCCCACTCAGCATACCCAGCCACGTACGAAGAGTGTTGGGACCGTCAGCAGAAACCACAACAGCGCCACCGCCTCGAGCAGGGCGCCCACGCCACTGACACCAAAGACAAGTCACGTCCGTTCCAGAAGAAGGAGGCATATTCGGAGGTCAAGGACCCCCGTAATATTACGCCGCTCTCGACTGACCTCCGGCTGCTGCTTAGCCGTTACGCTTACCCTCTCCAAGACGCGGTTAAAAACCACGCTTGGTATGGGTTCAAGACCCCTAAGGAGCAGTCGGAGCGCGTTGCCCGAGTCTGCGAGCAGGCGGCCCACGTCGTCCCCACCGACTTCAGTCGGTTCGACGGCCGCCTTAACGCAAACACGCGCATGGTCGAGGAAGCCATTCTTAGGCGATTCTTCTCACTCTCGTGCCATGATGAGCTTGAAGACGTCATTAAGCGCCGTCACCACGTCGACGCTGTGACTACAGAGGGGGTTAAGTACAACACCGGTGACAGCCGCATGTCAGGATCCCCCTTCACCTCTGTCATGAACACACTTGTCAATGCGTACATTGCGTTCCGCACGCTGAGGATGACTCGCGACCCGGAGACTGGCGAGTACTTGCCGGCCTCTGTGGCCTTCGCGCGCCTCGGCGTGTACGGCGGCGATGACGGCCTCACGGCGAACATCGCCCCAGATGACTTCCACCGGATCTCTGAGCGCTACGGACTCAAAGCGACGCTGACGTCGGTCACTCGCGGAGACCTTGGCGTCGAGTTCCTCTCCCGCCTGTACTCACGTGACGTGTGGAGCGGCCGCCTCGACAGCTGCTGCGACCTGCGTCGTCAACTGAGTAAGATCCACCTCACGGTCGGCCTTGGCAACACTGCCGCGGCAGACCGATGGCGTGAGAAGATGATGTCATTCCTCTGTTCTGACCTCAACACTCCCATCATCGGGGACTTGGTGAGAGCGACAGCGAGGGTCACCGGGTTCAGTTTGGACCCACACCGCGTGCCAGACGCGATCCGCAGGTTTATGGACCGCGGAGTTGACCTCGAACACCTCTACCCGAACAACAACGATGATGGCTTCATGGATGAGTTTCTTCGACGGGATCTCCCGGGATTCCAGACTGAAGCTCTCGCCAAGCACCTGTCAACCAGCACCACCATTCAAGCACTCCTCAGGTTCCCGCTCTGCGTCGAACCTGAGGACGCCCGCACCACGGGCCGCCCCGTTCTTGTGGACGGACATATTGTCCGTCCGGAGACCGGTGCGCGCCGCGACAAGCCAAAGACACCGCGCAGTAACAAGCGCAGTGCTGGAGGCAAGCCGCGTCGCAAGCCGGCCAAGGACGCGGGCGCGTAGAGAGACTTGGGGTTGTGGGGCGCCGCCTGGGAGGCGCCGGCGTTTCAACACTGAACTTTCCCACAACCCCTGATAAATGCCGAAGAATGCGAGTGCCAAGCGTGCCCAACGAGCCGCACAGCCAAAGCCAAAGCCGCGTAAGACTGTTAAGCCGACACGGCCTCAGAAGCAAACGGCGTCGCAGCCACGTGACAGGAACGAGTATCTTGAGTCACTACTCTCCCCGGACACCGTTTCCGGAGCGAAAGTCCCCGACGACTCAACAATCGAGTCCGCAACCCTCCAGACCAGGCACACCTACAACGTCGAAACCGATGCCCAGGGACGCGCCATGTTCGTCTTCGCCCCATCTTTTTGTAGCAACGGGGCCAAGGCGCTCAACCGCGCGTCCGCACTTCGCATCGGGATGGACGCTAGTGGAAACCTAGGGTTGATGGACGACTCGTCCCCAAACAAGCCCGCCGGCTTCATCGGTACCACCAAGTTGGACATCATGTCAACGAAGGTTATCGACGAAATGGCGTCCAACTTTGCTTCGGTCCGACCTGTGTCAGCGTGTCTCAGTGCGACCTGCACTGAAGCGGCCCTGAACGCTCAAGGCGTCCAGTGTGCTGGCCTGTGGGCGCGCGGTCAGCTCCCTTCGCTGATCGTGCCCGCCGCGATCGGTGGAGATGATTTCCTCACCCAGCAGTTTGGCTACGGCAATGGCCCCCACACCCTTGAGGAGGTCAAATCCGGATTGGTGCAGCTCACCAATGCCACGGAGACGACTTGTACGACGTGGAAACCCCAAGACAGCAATGACTTCGACTACACCTCGACGCTTAAGGGTTACACCAATGGCGCGTTCTGGCTCCAAAGCTCGGAGAATGCGAACGCGCCGGGCACCCCTAACTCCGTCTGGCTGCCTTTCACGGTCACCTACCCTGTGTTTGACCAGGCAGGCAACCCGGTGCACCAGCTAGGTGCGCCGTTCGACGTCAACCTTGAGGAGTCCAAGCCGTACATCGTCTGGTGCGTGGATGGTGGCACTGCGTCCGCCAACACGCACACCTTGACTCTCACGATCAACTGGGAGGTCATCCCGATGGCCACCGAATCGCGCATCATCTCCGCAACGCCGTCACCGAGCAACCCACCTGAGCTGGCTCAGGCGGTCAATACGATGCAGTTGTTGCCACCGATGCAACAGCCTAACGTTCCCCACGATGTCCCGTCCAAGCTGTACAGCGCGGCCGCCAAGTCGGCCGACCACCTGTACCGCAAGGACAAGTCTCAGAAGCGAGCCACTGAAGGCCGCTCCTGGATCGACGACATCATTGGATTCGTTGGCGACAACTGGTCCACGATCGCAGCCGCTGGCTCGGCCTTGCTCGGCCTGCTCTAACTCCATTCAAACCATAC